TGATGACCGATAGAGGAGCAGTACCGTGAGGGAAAGGTGAAAAGGACCCCGGGAGGGGATAGGAGGATGGGAACGCGACGAAATATATACAGGACAAAAAGAAAAAGGCAATCTTGCGAAATGGATGGCTGGATTTATCAGTCAATGGAAATCGTCTGGGCGGTGGGCTGCGGCTTTACATACTTGGGCAGGGTGATAGCTAGCACACCGTTGTTGTAAGCGGCACGCACTTTGGTGGTATCCACGCCGGTCACATCAAAGCTGCGAGTATAGCTGCCAAAGCTGCGCTCGCAGCGCAGGTAGCTGCCCTTTTTCTCGGCGTTCTCAAAATCGCTGTGGCGCTCAGCCTTGATGGTCAGCACTTTATCGTGCAGATTCAGGGCGATATCTTCTTTGCGGAAACCGGGCAGGTCGCACTCCATCACATAGGCATCGCCGATGTCACGAATGTCCGTCTTGAACTCTGCAAGGCTGTTATCGCCAAAGAAAGAACGATCAATATCCTCAAAATCGCGGAACGGATTGTAGCGGCGGTCTATCAGCATAGCCATAAGTCATATCTCCTTAAACATATCCATAAAGTTTTTTATCAGTATTGGCTCAGCAGCTCCGACACCCTTGGGAGCGGTGTCGTTTTCTATTGACGAGTATTACAGTACACTATAATTATGAATAAAATGTGAACTGTACGTGAATTTTTAGCAGTCTTTGCATGCGAGCGCTAAATACAGATAAAATTTACAACTTGACGATGAAATTGAAATGCAAAACAAAACATAAAGAAAATAGCATATCTTTTTCATTCTGCCCAAAACGGGCAGGAAAAGGCTTGAAATCAGGAATGGGGCGTGGTATCGTTAAAGTGTTATCTCGTATGATATAGAAGATAAACCAAAAGATAAAAGGGAGGTGGGGCCATGCAGGAGCTTGGCCGAATGATAAAAAAGCTGTGCAGCAAGCTGTTCAGCCGCATTGTAATTACCGGGGTGCTGATTTTGATCCAGGCGGCATGGTTCTGGTCTTTGTTCACAAGCCTTTCCAGCTATGCGCACTGGCTGAACCCGCTGATGATAGCCTTGAGCGTTATCATGTGCGCGGTGCTTATCCGGCAGGATTCCACCGCGCCGGAGTTCAAGATCAGCTGGATGGTTCTTTTCATGATCATGCCGGTGCAGGGCGGTTTGCTCTACCTGCTGTGGGGCGATAAGCGCCCGGCATTCCGCCTGCGCAAAAAGCTGGATTGGGCCTATGACCGCATCCGCCCACTGCGCCGCACGGACCCTGCGGCACAGGCCATGCTGGAACAGGCCAACCCCCGCGCGGGGCGCACCGCAGCTTACCTGCGGGATTTTGCCGCTTACCCGGTGTATTCCGGCACCAACGTCAAGTTTTACGCTTCGGGAGAAGCGGTCTTTCCCGATCTGCTGGAAGCGCTTGAATCAGCACAGGAATCGATCCTTTTGGAGTTCTTTATTATCTCCAAGGGCAAAATGTGGGATGCCGTACATGATGTGCTGCGTCGTAAAGCGGCTCAGGGCGTGGATGTGCGGATGATTTATGACGATGTGGGCTGTGCCACTGGCCTGCCCGCCCAATACTGGAAGACCCTGCAGGTGGAAGGGATCCAGGCAGTGCCGTTTAACCCGTTTGTGCCGTTGCTGAACTTGGTGATGAACAGCCGCGACCACCGCAAGATTGTGGTGGTGGATGGAAAAACCGCCTTTACCGGCGGTTTTAACCTGGCGGATGAGTACATTAACCAAAAAGAGCGCTTTGGTTATTGGTGCGATACCGGCGTGCGGCTGCAGGGCCCCGCGGCGTGGAGCTTTGCCACGATCTTTCTGGAGCTGTGGGCCAGCCAGCGCCCCGACGATCCCGGTCTGGATGCTTACCGCGAGGAGCAGCCGTTCCCGGCGGAAGAGCCGACGGTCGGCCTTGTGCAGCCCTACAGCGACAGCCCGGTGGACGATGAGAATGTTTCCAAAAATGTCTACCTGGACCTGATCACCCAGGCGCAGGAAACGCTGTGGATCACCACGCCGTACCTAATCTTGGATAACGCCACCATGACGGCACTGCGCCTGGCCGCAAAGCGCGGCGTGGATGTGCGCATTTATACCCCCGGCATCCCGGATAAAAAGATGGTTTACCAGCTGACCCGCAGCTACTTTGAGCCGCTGATCCGCTCCGGGGTCAAGATCTACACCTTCACGCCGGGCTTTCTGCACGCAAAAACCTGGCTGGTGGATGGCAGGATCGCCGTGGTGGGGTCCATCAATCTGGACTACCGCAGCCTGTACCTGCATTTTGAATGTGCCGCCCTGCTGTATGGCTGTGCCGCGCTGGCCGATGTGGGCGAATTTATGATGCAGCTGGAAAAACAGTCCCATCTGGTAGAGCTGAAAGAATGCCGCACCAGCGCGCCGGGCCTGATGGTATCCGCCTTGCTGCGGCTGCTGGCACCATTGTGCTGATAGAGCTGACTCTTGTGTTTCCCCAGTAGGTAGGGGCGCTCACGGATTTGCTTATGGCATCCACCACAAGGTTTCGGAACGATCAAGACCGTTCCCTACAGAGTTTGTTGTAACAGGTGGCAGATATTTGTGGCGCATCCCCCACCGTAGGGGCGCACATTGTGCGCATGCTTCGTGTTCCGAGCCACTCTGCTATGCGGGCCGATGATGAGCAGCGGCCCCTACAGATTGCTTGCAGTGCTTGCGGCAAACAATGGGTTTTCTCCGGCAGAATGTGGACGTTTGCACCCCAGCATGCACCAAACGGCAAAGAACAACAGATAAACAACAGTAGTACAACAAGGCATGCGCTTTGCAGTGTTCCTGAAATGACAGAAATGATTTCAGAAACCTGTGAAGCGCATGCTGTTTATTTTTACCCCAAAACGGGCAAAAAATGCTGACAGGATGCACAAGCGCAATACATAAAAACTAATAATCCTGTACAAAAGCAAAAGCACAAACTAAAATTCTGAAATTATGTTACAGAATTCTGTTGACAACTTGAGGTTGTTGTGCTATGATGCAGATGTTCCCAAAAGGACCTGCTGCACTGGCGGGAACAAAACCCGGCGGGGGCTGCCACCCCTGCCAGAAAGAAGGGATGCTTTGGAAAAGATCACGGCAGAGCGCGTGCTGGCGGAACTGGCAGAGATCGCGTTTGCCGACCTGGGGGCCGAACCTGCCCCGCCCGTAAAAGTGGGCGATAAGCTGCGTGCGCTGGAGCTGATTTATAAGTATCTGGGCCTTGGCGATGGCGCTGCAGCGGAGGAGCCCGTTGTGATTGTGGATGAAGCACCCACCGAGCAGGAGGTGACGCCATGAGGGTGCGCATCCGGGATGTGGTAGCGCCGGTGTTCTGGCCGGTGCACCGCGCCATTGCCCGCGGCACAGTTCAGGAACTGGTGGCCAAGGGCGGGCGCGGCAGCGGCAAATCCAGCTATATTTCCATTGAGCTTGTTTTGCAGCTGCTGCGCCACCCCGCCTGCCACGCGGTGGTGCTGCGCAAGATCGGCGGCACGCTGCGCACCAGTGTGTATGCACAGATCCAGTGGGCCATTGGGGCGCTGGGGCTGGCAAAGCAGTTCCGCTGCACCGTCAGCCCCATGGAGTGTACTTATCTGCCCACAGGGCAGAAGATCCTCTTTTTTGGCACCGACGACCCCGGCAAGCTGAAAAGCATCAAGGTGCCATTTGGAGCCATCGGCCTGGCCTGGTTCGAGGAGCTGGACCAGTTCGACGGCCCCGAGGAGGTGCGCAGTGTGGAGCAGAGCGTGTTCCGCGGCGGCAGCTTTACCCTGGCATTCAAAAGCTTCAACCCACCGGCATCGGGGCGCAGCTGGGCCAACCGTTATGCGCTGGAACAGCGCCCCGGCAAGCTGGTGCACCACTCCACCTACCGCGACCTGCCGCCCGCCTGGCTGGGCGAACGCTTTTTGGCGGATGCCGCCCACCTGGAACAGACCAACCCCACGGCGTTCCGCCATGAATATTTGGGCGAAGCGGTCGGCTGCGGCACGGCAGTGTTTGGCAACATCCAGCTGCAAACCCTGACGACCGAACAATGCCAGAGCTTTGACCGGGTGTACCACGGGGTGGACTGGGGCTGGTATCCGGACCCCTGGGCCTACAACGCTGTGCATTACGATGCCGCCCGCCGCACACTGGTGATCTTTGACGAGCTGACCCGCCGCCGCACCCCCAACCGGGAAACCGCCCGCCTGCTGCTGGACCGCGGACTGGACCGCACGGCGCTGCTGACCGCCGATGCCGCGGAACCCAAAAGCTGTGCGGACTACCGCGCGGCGGGCCTGCCGTGCCGGGCGGCAGTCAAAGGTCCCGGCAGTGTGGCCGCCGGGATGAAGTGGCTGCAAAGCCTGAACGCTATCATCATTGACCCCGTGCGCTGCCCCGAAACTGCAGCCGAGTTTACCGGCTATGAATACCTGCGGGATGCACGAACCGGGGAGGTGACCAACGCCTGGCCGGACGCCGACAACCACCACATTGACGCGGTGCGCTATGCGCTGGAAAGCGTGTGGCGGCGGCGCGGCAGCTGAACCCACAAATAGGAAAGAAGGAATGGATTGAAAAGTTACTTGGAACAGGCATTCGGCCGGGGAGATGTGACCTCGGCCCGGATGCAGGCGGCCATCCGGGAATGGCTGAACCTTTATTACGGCACCCAGTCCCCCGGCGAGGACGCCGCCGACCGGCTGGCGGTGCTGGTGGTCAGCAAGCTGTGCCGCACCGTGTTTGCGGAGTATGAAAGCAGGACCGCCGAAGCCCTGGCCCCCAGCCTGCAGGCGCTGGATGCTGTGCGGGTGCAGGCCATGCAGTACGCACTGGTTGGCGGTGAATGCCTGCTGAAACCGGTGCTGCATGGCCGCGGGTTTGACTTTGTGCCCATCCGGCGGGACTGTTATGCACCCCTTGGCCGCGATGCCCACGGCGCTTTGACCGGCGT